TATTCTCTTCCTCGGGTTGTCAAAATAGCATCAACTACGACACCACCATTATTTGAAATATAACCCATGTTTTACCTATTTTAATTTTGTTATTTTATTTGTTAAAAATCGCTGTGTTAACTTTTGTATTCTTTACCGACTATCCGATTAAGCATATTTTTGTTATTCACAGTAAATTCAAAAATTTTCAAATTTTTGTTGGGCTTTAATCGTATTTCTTTTTCATCGTCTGCTATATCAACTTCTAATTTAACAGTAAATGTTTTTATCCAATCTATATCAGCATTATCAACAAAAGCACCAATCAAAATCTCATTTTTTCCCGTTGTATTAAAATATGTTTGCGCAGCATCTTTTTCATAAGCCCAATATATACCTAAATTCGCGTCGCCCTTCAATATAGTTTGCAATACAGAATCATTAACGTCAACACGCCTCCACAATCTTAATTCAGAAGAGTCTAAATAACTATATAAATTATCATACAACTCAGCAAATTTATCATATACAAATTCCCTAAATTCATCAGAATTGACATCAACTTCATCGTATTCATCAAATTCAGACATACCACGGGTCAATTGACTCAAATCGTTGTCTTTCCCAAGTTCTTTAAAAATTTCATCAAATTCTATCGAAGCGGACTCTTGTAAGTTTATTTTAGAATTTATTTTTTCAAAAATTCTTCTTAAACTCATCTCTTTACAACAGTATTCTTCATTCACATACAAAGCGGCAAGATATTTTTTCAATGATCCTTTGGTACATCCAACTTTTTTTCCGCGACTTCCATCCGGATTTTTCTTGTAAACGCACTTGTTTTTTCTGTCAATTGAATATGGCATTTTTTTCGCCTATTTTTGTGGTTTACTATAAATATGCTCAAAATAATATTTTATCGTACAATCAACTTTCCACCGAGTGGACTATCTTCTACGACCAATGTATTCTGATTGACTTCCCAAACAGATATGACCGGGCCTCCATCAATTGTGTTTTCGGAATTGATATTTATTCCCGCACCTTCCAATCGAGTTCCACCAAATCTCCATCTATTTTCAACCGCGCATCCTTCTTTATATTGATAACCAGTACATTCCAATGACTTGGAGTAATACCATCCGTATGACTTTGAAACCGCTGTATACCATTGCCTTTCATAGTGGGTTGAAAACTGTCCCGATGACGAATAGTGGTAAATTACTTTTTTATAGCAGCAATTCAGCGGAATGTCATCTATAACCGATTGCGTAGGTGCTTGACTTCCTGTATATCTGTATGGAACGCAATCAATTATACCTTTCAGATTTCCTCTACTTCCGGTATGGTGAACACTACTTCCTATGACTTCAACCGGAAATTGAATTGAACCTGTTATATATTTGTACCGAGATGTTATTTCAGGAGCAAAACTGGCACTTCCTTCATAAACAGGAACGATGCCTGACTGTGAAGGTGTTAAACCTGAAACATTCATATCATACTGAGGATTTGATATGGATGGTCGTTTAGTTACAACAACCTTTGACCTGTCCAACAAATCATCTTCTATAAGAACTCCGAGGATTGCATCTGCCCGGGCAGGAATTACCTGCTTAACTTGTTCAAAAAACGTATAATCATACAATGCCACAAGTTTGATCAGGGCATTGATGTTATATCGTTGCTGATATTTTCTGAAATATAAATTGCTGTACCACCGAAGTGCCGGATACGATTCTTCAAATTCGTTCGATGGATCACCAATGTACTGATCAAGTTCAACATATCCTGAATGATTGTATATGTCGTTATTCACTTGATCGTTCGGAGCAAATACAATCGCCAATCGGTTGGTATCAAAAGTAGCATTATCGTATGCACCTCTTTCTACTCGGGCAACCGGACTTAAATCTCTCGCAAGATAACCTGATTCAAGACGGATTTTTTCACTCCTGAGAACATTTCCTCCAATAGATGCAGGGAATATATAGTGCGTCTCGTTCGCACTGTCATACTGATTTGTCTGTAATCCGGTAAAACCTTTAAAGGAAGCAGTTGTATCAAAACTTGCCAACCTGTTTGGGTGTGAACTGGATACTTGCAGATAAGTAGTATGATTCCATCTCTGCTGATCTATGCCGAGAGGATAGTATCTAAACAAAGTATGGAATGAACTCGTATCATTCGTTCCCTCATATGAACTTGGGTTCAATACATGAGCATTGAACGTGTCTCCGTCAATAGTTTCAAAGTATTCTTTGTAACCATCTATATTTCCAACAAACCTTGTACTTCTACTTCCAGTAGTTCCACCCAATATAATGTAGTGTGGGCTGTTTGCAGATCCCGATAAACTTCCCCATGCGGCAGCTACGTTAAAAGAGCCACTCCATACGGCACTTCCACTATGGCTAAACCTTCCGTATAAAGAATCACTTGCTTTCTTTACAGAAAGATATATTGAGCCTGATTTATTGGAATCCAAAATGCTCTGAGTGGTGTATAAATGCACCGACCAAGAGTCATCATCAAACATCGGAAGAAATCCTGTCTGAACCGAACTGGATATATAGGTTGAACCTGATAGCTGTGCTTGGGTGTATCGAAGAACTCCGTATGCTGTTGAACCTGAGTAGGAACTTGTCCCGGTCAATCCGCGAGCATGAATCAGTTCAAGGTTAGAAAGAACGCGAGTTCTATTAGTTCCATCTTCAATAGCCCAAATAGATTGAGAAACGGATCCTGAATATTCTGTATTAAACCTGAAAATTATAGAGTCGGGAACACGAGACACACCTCCCCAAGATCCGCTACTTGTCGCAATTATCCTGCGAGGCATTTCTACATACTGACTTCCCGTAACTCTAAGTTTATATATAAACCTGTCTTCGACTAACGTAGGAATATTCAGTGCCGGAGATGGGCCTCCGTACTCCTTTATGGATATTAATGTCTGCGGAATACCGTATATAGACATCAACGCCTTTACAGACCTCGGTGTACCTTTTGTTTTTAGTATATACGGAAGATTATTTACAGTTCTTTTCCATATCTGACTTGTCTGATTTTCAGAAGACAAGCTAAACATTGAACCCGTGTATGCAAAAGTGCCTTGTTGAGTAGTGCCTTGTTTATACTTCCACAAGTCTGCCAGTTGCCGGGTATTCTGCAATTGCCATCCGAAACTTTTAGCAATACTCCATAACAACTGATTCGGAGTACCACGATGTGGATGCTCATCACGTTCGTGTATTTTCGTCAAACTGTTGACATACATGTAAATGGTATCAAAATGATGCCCAACCATGTCAACGAAAGTAATGAAGTCACTGTTGCCGGAATTCATTATGATATGTTCCGGAACTGACCACCAAAGCCTGTTTAGATTCTTCTGATCATATTGACTCGCGCTTGTAACAAGCGAATCGTACCAATTAGAAACTATTGAAGACGATAATGTATAATTCTTATAACTTCCGGATATCAATCTCTTAGGATATGGAGTTATAGAACCTGTTATGTCGTGAGAAAATATAGAACCAGTATTGTCAAAATATAACCACTTCTCGAACGGATCAAACGTAGATGTTATCTGATCAATTCGTTGTTGGTTTATCTGTACAGAAGAAGAAATAAAGGTTGTATTTGATGCCGTACTGTCCAACAGTATGGCAATTGAACTACTGTATTCTTCAATCTTTGATACTTTGTACTCAAAGTTTCTAACCCTTTCTTCTGCACTGGAATAGAAAACAAAGTTATTGAAATCGGTAAAATCGATATTCAAATTGACAAGACCGGATCCGGAGATGGTACTTTCTATTATTCTCTGCTGAGTTGTTAAATTTGCATCTAACAATTGATTCCAGTTTTTGAACGGTGTGGAATTGGAAGCATACATGGAAGTGTCCAAATCAAAGTTTGGGCCTTTCATGTATGTTACGTTTCCGGACTGTAATGGCTGAGTTAAAACAATAGTATCCAAGTATGGATCTGTCAGTTCAAACTGAAACCATCCCTTTGATTTTACTTCAATATCGTCAAAGATAGGCTGATACAACTTCACATAAAATGAAGATTCATCAAACCTTATGTTTACAACTTTCTGAACTCTGTTAAACCCGAAGTTTATTACGAGGTTGTTTAGAATATCAGCATCTTGTAAATTTTGTACCGAGGACTTGAATGTATTATACTGAGAAAGATACGCTTTGCTAATTTGAAAATGAAGTTCTGTTCTGTCAGGACTTATTTCTTTAACGATTACTGGTTCAGCACCAATAGTACCCCAAACATTCTGAAATATATTCAAAGCAATGAGATACGAACCGTTTTTGAATCCGGCTTCCCGAAAAACAGACCCCATGTCAATCAACATTGAGTTTGTTGTTCTTTCAAAAACAGTATATCCTGCGTTGTGGTTTCCGGATATATAATCTCCGTATATAGAATATATATGAACCTCGCTCGTCTGATTCTGTGCTATACTCGGATCGGTCGGAATAAGCAGTATATCATCTAATATAGCAAGGTCTTGGTCGAGGAAAACCTGACCATACGCCGGATCATTCAGAGTAAGAATGATATCGCTGTTTATGTATCTTTCTAAGCTAATTGTTTAGTTCCTGTATTTATCGTATTTACTATTGTCAACTGTATCCCCAGTGTCCTTGAATACAAATGCTCTCCTGCTCGGGCTTATATATGTTTCTCTATTTTTGTCGGGACTATTCGGATGATACATAGGATTGGTCTTCCACTTACCTCCTTTCCATATAACATCGGAAAGATATTTGCCGCCCCCAAGAACATCTCCTTGATACCAAATCAAAGTTTCTTGATCGGGAGTTATACCTATAACAGCATTTTGCATTCTTGCATTATTTAAAATTTCTCTGAATTTCGGTGTATTCCACAACGTATTAAAGGTTAAATTATCGCGAAGTTGTTTTATGCCATAATGTGCATATATCTGCGCCAAGCGATCCTGATAAAGATTCTCATCTTC